ATTGTCTGACCAAGATAATCTATTTAAAGAAAAAGTTAATACTAATACCCCTTCTGCGGAATCTACTTCAGAGGGCGAGCCTATCAAGTCGAATGCACCTAGCGTAGCTGACCTGCTTGCTGGAATTACGAACGAGGATGGCAAACAGAAATACTCTTCACCTGAGGTGGCACTGCAAGGTTTAGCAGAGTCTCAGAAATATATACAGCGTCTCGAAGCGGAAGCAAAAGAACGAGAAGCAGAAACCAATGCACTTAGGGAAACAGCAAACAAAGTGACAACTCTAGAAGAGACTATTTCAAAACTTGCTGCCAAACATCCTTCGGATGAGGCGTCTCCAGTAAAATCGGAGTCTACGTCCTCTATCTCTGAGGAGGCAGTTATGGACCTTGTATCAAGAGCTTTACAGCAGCGTGAGCTTAAGTCTGTGGCAGAAACCAATACAAATAAGGTCCAGACTACCCTTATTGCTCAGTATGGTGAGAAGGCTGCTGAAGTCATCCAAGAGAAGGCTAAGCAGTTAAACACCACGCCACAGGCATTAGGGGAGCTTGCAAGTACTAGCCCAGATATGGTCCTAGCACTATTCAACACAGGATCTACTTCATTCTCTCCATCTCGTGGGAGCGTGAATGTTCCTCTCGTAAAACCAACAGACCCTCCTCTTGAGCGTCCAACAAAGAGCCTTCTTCAGGGAGCTACTTCAGCGGAACAAACAGCTTATATGCAAAAAATTAAAGAGGAGGTATATCGCCGTCATGGCGTAGAAACCTAACATGGAACAATTAAATGCAGTTAACTACTAACACTCGTTCCTTTATCGAAGCAGAACAGTACAGTGCATTCATTCTAATGAACTTGCATGATGGTATGCTTCCCGGAACATTCTATCGAAATGTAAATGACTTTGGTTCAGGTGACACTCTTCACATTAAAACCATTGGTACAGTAACCCTTCAGGAAGCTGCTGAAGATACTCCTCTGATCTACAATCCAATTGAATCTGGTGAGATTACATTTAAGATCACTGAATACAAAGGAGATGCATGGTACATCACGGATGATCTTCGTGAAGACGGTGCTCAGGTAGATCGCCTAATGGCAGAACGTGCCTCTGAATCTACCCGTGCCTTTCAGGAGATTGTTGAAACAGACTTCCTGAAAACCGGTGCTGAGGTTTATGCCGCTGGCTCAACAGGTTTCCCAATTAATGGATTCCCTCACTATGTAGTCTCAGCAGAGACAAACGCAGTGTTTGCCCTCTCTCACCTCATTGCTATGCGACTAGCCTTTGATAAGGCTAACGTACCAGAGACAGGACGCATCTTTGTTTGTGACCCTGTAGTAGAAGCCACACTTAATGGCCTTGTGACAATCACTCATGATGTTACACCATTTGGTGCTGAGATTCTACGTGACGGTATGTCTCGTGGCATGCGCATGTCTATGAACTTGTTTGGTTGGGATATTATCCATTCCAATCGTCTGCACAAAACAGAAGCAGCTAATGATGGTACAACCAGCTTGTCCGTCCCTGTTGTCTTCAACATGTTCATGTGTATTCTTGATGACCAGACTAAGCCCATCATGTATGCCACACGACGTGATCCTCGTGTAGAAGGTGAGCGTAATAAAGACTATGCTCGTGATGAGTTTGTTACTCGTGCTCGTTATGGCTTTGGTGTTCAGCGTTTGGACACTATGGGTTGCCTTGTCACTTCTTCAATTAATTACTAATAGGGGCAACTTATGACTTTTGCTACTTCACAGTTTGGAGATCAGTCTACTAACGTAGTTACTAATGTCTCCAACCACTACGGACCCCGTGACTCTAAACAGGTACAGGGTAAAGTTAAAACTGAAGGCACCATGGTGGAGATTGCAGTTGATATTACGGCTGCTGATCTAACGGCAGCTAAGTATCCTCTACTTGCTCCCACCATCCCAGCCGGTGCTGTAATTGAAGATGTCTATGTACGAGTAAAGGAGGCTTTCGTTCTTGGGGGCACAACCCCAGCAATTGAAGTTGGTACAGAGACTTCTGAAGCTACTAATGGCTTTACAATTACAGAGGCACAGGCAGAGGCTACTGGTGCGTATGATCTTAC